ATCGGCGCTTGATTCTTCTTCGCTGCCGGATTCTTCCTCGGCCTGCTGCTGCTTGAGCGCCTTGGCCAGGGCAGCAAACTTCGCGGCGTTGTCCATCCGCATGTTCTCAAGCTCCAGCTCGCGCTTGGCCGCCTCGAACGGATCAACCTGCAGCGCTGCCGGCTCGGGCGTGGATTGCGGCTGCATCGCACCCTCAACCTCGCCTCCGATCTTGACCATGATCTCGGCCGTCTTTGCCTGCGTCAGTTCGGCGTCGGCCACCGTGTTGACCACATCGGCGCGGGCCTTGGCAGCCTTGGCCTGGGCCTCCTCGGCCGCAGCCTGCAGGAACACCGCGTTCGGGTCTTGCGGCTGGCCCTGCAGCTCGATCATCATCTCTTCGGCTTCCTCGTCAGTCGGCTTGATGACGCCCATCTTCACCAGGCGCATGCGGAAGTAATCCCTCACGTCGCCGATGCCCTCGCCTTCCATGTTCATCATGGCCATCGCCTGCAGGACTTGCTGCGTCTCGGCATCTTGCGTGATGGCCATCATGCCCGTCAGCGCCCGCACCGTGGCTGCGCGCTTGCTGCTGCTGCTGGGGCCGACTTCGACGTTGACGTCCAGCTTTGCGCCGCTGAGATCATTCGACAGCGCCATCTCGCCGGTATCGGTGACCATCGGCTTCATCAGCTCGATCTGCATCGGATCGCCGTTGGGGCTAATGCCCTTCATCTTGCGGCCTTCCTCGACGTAGACCTCGCGGGCCATGGAAAGCCACACCTCGCCGCAGCGCTTCATGGCCTTGGCGAAGTTGCTCATGTAGATGAAGGTCTGCATGTCCAGCCGCGTCTGGATCAACTCCACGGCCTTGCCGGAGGTATTCGAGACCATCTTGTCGGCCTGCTGCGAGGCGCCAAGAATCTCCTGCATGTCAGACTCTGTGATCTGCAGCAGCGCGGCCATCGCAGGCGGAATCGTCGGGCTCTTGGTGTACGCCACCGGCCCAGCTGCCTGCTGGCTTCCGTCAGGCCCGCTGATCGGGTTGACCAGCAGATACGGGTAGTTGCGCAGGTTGTCGTCGGCCCACATGACTTGGTGGCCGGCGACCTGCTCAGGCAGCAGTATCGGCTTCTCGACACTCGACAGCGCGCTGATCTCGGCGAGCTTCGACAGCTGCATGTTCTTCAGGCGCTGGCTGTCCTTGGCCAGGCGCACATGGCCCATACACCGCTCGATGTTGTCCACGAACCAGCGCTTGCCGTAGTTCGGGATCACCGGGATGCACTCGCCTGCGATGAACCCGGAGTCCTCGAGCACCTTGCCGCCGCTCATCAGGTACTTGCGCACGCGCTTGCGCTTGATCTTGCGCTGCCGAACCTCAACGCTGCCAATGGCAGCCAGCGTGTCCTCAAGCGTCTCGTCGGCGTCGAACTCGCTCTGACGGTATTTCTCTTCGGTGCCGTCAATAGCCCGGAACACGCGGATGGTCTCGGTGACGTCCTCAACCTTGAAGTACTGCGCCACGAACACAACGTCCGGCGTCTGCCAGTCGAACTCGTACTGGTGGACGATCTTCGGCCAGTCGGTCGGATCGTCTCCAAACTCCGCGATGTAGCTGGCCCGCGTCATGCTGGAGACCACGAACGCGAACCTGGCGTCGGACTTGTCCTGGCGCTTGGCGTTCAGGTCGAAGTAAACGCTGGAGTCCGCGTCGAAGATCGGCTCAATGCGGATGCGCTGGCGCTCGTTGTCCGGGTCGCCCTCGTCCTCGTAGACGGTGCGCAGGCGCCACGCCCCGATGCCGCCGCCCACGGCCTCCTCGAAGGCGTTGTCGTAGGCCTCGTCGGCCACGCTGTCCTGCTCGTCGGCGCGGTACAGGGCGTCGCAGGTCTCGGCCAGCTTGTCGGCCTCTGGGCCGCCGCCGTCCTTCGGGGTGAAGTCCACCGTCACGCGGTTGGCGCGGTACTCGTTGATGATGCGGATGACGCTCAGGTGAACCTTGTTCACCTCCATGCGCGGCTTGTTCTCGTAGATGTCGCGCAGCGGGCCTTCCCATTGGCTGCCGGCCAGGCTGTAGAAACGGCGGTCCTGCAGGCACTGCAGGCGCTCGTCGCGCAGGGCCCCCTGGATGTTGTCGAACTCGCGCATGGCCTCCGCATGAACGCGCACCAGTCGCTGTTCGGTCGATTCTCTGGCCATCAGTGACTCCGGGGATTGCGCATCGGGCGCGATTATGCTACGCGAGCGGGTGAAAGTCTATCGCCATCGGTGCGCGGTCGGAACTACCAGGCCGGCAGTGTCGATTTTCTTGGTCGTCGCGCCCGTGATTGCGGGGAACAACGCGGCCAAGCCCCAGATCAGCGCGTCGGCCCGGTTCGGGCTTCGGCTTCCGGTGTAGCCGGTCGTGGAGAACCCGCTCAGTTCGTCCTCCAGCTCGGGGAACATGCCCACATGCCGGACCTTGCCCTGCTCATACAGCGCCGCGAACGGCTCGGCCCGCACCACCTTGCCCCGGCTGGCCGTCACCGGGCGGAACGGCGTGCGCGGGCGCGCCGTCTCGATCACCTGGCGCACCATCGCGCCGCCGTAGTTCACCTCGGCCACCACGCAGTCGGCGCTGTGCCGGTCGAATGCCTCTGCGGCCACGCGGCCCCATGTGGCAGGGCCTGCTTTCACGGTCAGGTCTTCCAGCAGGTAGCACGCGCCATCCGTGGCCAGGCCGACCACGACGATGCCGATGGCGTCATTGTCCGCGCTCGCCTCATCGTCCGCGCCGCTCGGGTCCACGGCGACCACCACGCGCACCAGTTGCGGCACCGCGCCGTCCAGCACGCGCCATCGGTCGATATGCTCCTCTGGGAACAGGGCGTTCGGGTTCGCATCGGCAAACCGGCCCTCGAGGAATCGCGCCCGCATCCTGGCCGGCAGTGACTCCAGCATCCGCAGGTATTCCGGGCTCAGGTTCGCGGCGTTGTCGGTCGGGTTGATGCTGAAAGCCGCGTAGTCCTCGGGCCGTGGCAACCCGAGCCGGGTTTCAGGGTCGCGCTTCTCCACGAACTTTCGGTAGGTCCAGTGCGTCTTGCTCGGCGGATTGCAATCGTAGTAGGCCCGCAGGCGCAGCGGGACAGGCGATCTACCTTCGATCTGCTGCTCGGCCTTCTGCGCGAGGCGGGTCAACGCGGTGTCAACGGAGCCCAGCGGGATTTGGCTGCACTCGTTGAAGTACAGCGTCGCAAACTCCTGGCCGAGGATCTTCTCGGTGCGGTCCTTGTCGTCCAGGCCAGCAAACCAGATCTGCGAGCCACCTGGGAAGCTGACGTAACCGTCCTGCTGGTGCATTTCCCAGGACACGCCGGGATATGCGGCCCGCATGACCTTGGGGAACGTGTCCAGCACGACGCTGGCCTTCAGGTGGTTGTACCTGAACCGGAAGATCGCATGCCGGCTGTTCGGGGCCTTCAGCGCCCGAAAGACCACGTTTCGCGTGAGCAGGAACGTCTTTCCGCTGCGCGAGCCGCCGAACAGCATCAGGTGCGTGGCGTCGCCGCTCAGAACTTGCTGCGCGGCTTTCTGGCGGTCGGTTAGGTGGAATGCCATCGTGGGTTAAGGAAATTCAGCCACGGGCCGCTTGTAGGGCATCGAGTGCCCTCCACAAGACGCCAGGACCAAATTGCAATTGCGTCGTCAGCATCGGCGCCTCGTCTAGCTTAAGCGCCAGCTCCACTCCTGGGGTGTAAGCCATCGGGTAGTTCTGGCGGATAAACAGCACCAGAGCGTATTCGGTAAGGCTCGAAACCGTGCGCCCGGTCAGCGAGGCCACCTTCTCTGCGGCCTCTAGGTTCTCCGGGCTAAAGCGAATTGTCGCAATGCGTGAGCGTGTCGTCTTTTTTGCCATATCAAACCTTCATTAATCAGAGTTTCTCGTCGTCAGACTGCGCAATGAGTTTCACCGCGCCGCCGTCATGGCCGGCCAGCTTAATCATGTCGCCGTATTTCTTCGGGGCGAGTTTCGATAACAGCCACTTGCGAGTATCTACCTGCAGTTTGTGTTTCTGGATTGCGGCCCAGTCCTTTTTGCCATCGACAGTTTCAGGGTCTTGGTCGGATATCTCCATCAGGTCGTTGGCGATGCGCTCGACGAAGTTTTCACGCGCCTGCGCGTAGCTCTCAGCCAGCGCGCTGTCCTGACTCAGCCACAGCATGAACGTGCTGTTCTTGACGCCGGCCTTCTCGCATGCCTTCCAGCAGCTCATGCCGGATTCCATGTTCGCCAGGACGGCTTCGGCCAGCTTCGCCCGCTCAGGGCTTCCGGATTTGGTTGGTTTGTTTGCCATCATTCCATCCTTTCACTAAGTGAGTGACCACTAAGGGACACAGGGACGCCAGGGACGCCGGTTTCCATATAGGCTACGTGATTACGCGCTATCGCGCTCCTCGCGGTCACTTGCCCTCTCTTTCTATTCATTCTCTTTTCTATATATTAAGTGTCCCTAGTGTCCCTAGTGTCCTTTTCTATTGTAAATCAACAACTTAGCGAGGGACACCACAGGGACACTAGGGGCGGTTACGGTTTCCCCAAGCTTCCGGGGCCAGCAATGCGCGCGCGCCGTTGGCCTTCCGGCTCAGGTTCCCATTGCGCTGCCGGATCAGATGCGCTGCTCTGGTGGCCTCGCCTTGAGTGCAAGTGTCCCTGCCAAGCTCGGCCAAAACCTCGGTTGCGGACCTCCAGCGCCATGCGGCGGGCGGCTCGTTCCACCTCAGGCCGGACGCGATCAGTTCCTCGATAGGGTCAATGACCTCGTAGGTCTTGTTGTGTTCTTCCAGGGCTTCGTGCTCTTCGCCGTGCAGTGTCCAGCCTTCTCCGGCGCGGTACATCGTCAGCACCTCAGCCCACAGTTGCTG